GTCCCAAGACGAGCAAGATCAACTCGAACGTGATGTAGACGAGGCGATTCGACAGGGTGCTATGGCGGCAGGTAAGATGTCTGGCGGTGAAGCACGTGGGTTCGACGACCTACTCAAGCCACAGGTTGACTGGCGTGAGGTACTACGTGAGTTTATCCAGAACACGTGTGCAGGCAATGACTACGCTACGTATGCCCGACCCAATCGCCGCCTGATGTCGCAGGGTATTATCATGCCTAGTGGTGTGAGTGAGCAGGTGGGTGAGCTGATCGACGCTATCGACACGTCTGGTTCTATCGGACAGTGTGAGCTAAACGCGTTTATGTCTGAGGTCAAGGCTATCTGCGATACAGTCAAGCCTGAGAAGCTACGCCAATTGTACTGGGGTAGTAGTGTGGTGCGTGATGAGTCGTATGAGATGCACGAACTCGACGACATGCTCAAGACTACCAAGCCTGTTGGCGGTGGTGGCACTGATGTGAACTGTGTCACTGAGTATATGACCGAGCATTCCATCAAGCCCCAAGCTGTTATTGTTCTGACTGACGGTCACCTATACAACGGTTGGGGTGAGTGGTCGTGCCCTGTACTCTGGGTGATACTCGACAACGAGCGCGCTGTACCCACTACCGGCAAATGCCTACACATCAACTCAAGGGAGTTAAGATAATGACTAATAACTACGGGCGACACCCAATGCTAGAAGACCCCGCTGACTTTCAATCAAGCGAAGAACTACGTATGGATTGGAAAGATGCGGTCAACACCATTGACGACCTAGTAGGTTTCTATGGTGACTATATGAAGGAGTACCCTACCACGTCTGAGATAGACAGGCAGGACTACGAAGCAGTACAGCGTGCATGGGCACGAATCAAACAAGGCTAACCGATTAGACCCCTCTAATCGAACAACGAGGATATTATCATGACTAAATATATATACAATATGGAAACATTCCGAGAAGTAGAACGTAACTACGACAACACCAAACCCATACGTGGTAAGGGCAAGAACGCAGGTAAAGTACCCATCGGGTGTCGTACTCGCCCCCACGAGGAGATGGTCAAGGTCAACGACAACTGCTATGCACTGTACGATGAAACGTTCTGGTGGTGGAGAGAACACCGAGAGAAGTGGGCTGAGCATGGGCAAGCCGCAGTACTGTGGACGCGTGACCCTAAGAATAACACTGAGTCTGTCCGTATACGTAACACTGGTGTGGGTATGAACGCGTTGTGTAGAGTCGACTTCCTATACCACTTTCAACCTCGCTCCCTTACGGTTGTTACTAAGGGTTCTGGGCACTACGCCATACGTACTGGGGATGAGGATTACTATCTACCTAAGAATGTAATGCACACACGAGATCGACAGCCCACTAGTACAGGCTACGATGACTACATGCCTGACGATTCGTTCTCAGCATACGATGGTACGGACGTTACGTTTACGCGCACCATTGGCTCCCATGCGTGGACACTGACAAGTAAGCGACACTTCAAACCTCGCCCTAGAGTGAACAAGGAGCTGAAGGCACAGCACAAGCAGGGCATCGAGCAGACACGTGACTGGATGTGGTCATTGGCTATGGTGCTACAGAACACGTTGACATGGAAGACATGTAGCGATGCGAAGTATGCTCTTGAGGCGCGGAGTGCTAATGACATACGTGAGATTATAGCTGACCCCGATCACCCAATGCGATCTACACTTGCTACACACATACTGGGTAACGTGTACTTCAACCTTTCAGGGGGGTACGTCAACGGGTGGGGTAACGACAAAGCCATACAGATTGTGGATAACCCCGCACGATTCAAGGCATCATTCAACCGACAGGTGAACCACCTGTGTGGGTTCTCAAAGCTACAAGAAGTGGAGGCGTAACATGAAGAAGATTAAAATACCCAAGACCCCTAACTCAGACGCGCGTAAGCATGTGCAACGCCGAACCGCCTTCGAGGGTACTAACTTGTTTGCGGTACGTAAGAAGGTAGGTAGTGACTACCGCTATGTGGTGTACGCCTTCGGTACGCACTGGCCTATCTTTGTATTCGAGAAGGGGGTCTGGTATCAGAACGATACCGCCAAGCCCTATGATTCACGCATCGTTCAGCAGATGGTGGATCAGATACACCCACTCAAAGAGACAACCAAGATGGATGTCAAAACATTACGTCGGGTAGCAGTCGACGGGGCTAACGTACTGAAAGAGGTTATACTATGAACGCAATAAGAAACTCACTATCCCCAAGACCTTACAGAAACGTGGCAAGGGTATGTGATCTACGCACGCCCGACCTTGCCCACGAAGGTGAAGTAGAGGGAGGGATTCCAGTGGGCACGGGGCAGTTTGTCGCTGATGTATGTAAAGCCCTACGATGTGAGGTAGGCTTCAAAAAGTACAGTGACAGGCTTTATATGTATCACCCTAATGATATATTCGCCATGGGTTCGGTAACTGTTGGCGAAGTGACCCACAAGGGGGTGACTAGAATGTACTACACTATAGATTCTAGGCTCATAGCGAACGGACAGTACACGCAGGGTAGTAGAGACTATTACAGGAAGAAGTCTACCAATCCCGCAGTAGCCATACGCAATGCGAAGAAGTACCTGATACCTTTGTGTGCTAATGAGGTAATGGTAGCTACAGTGGAGGAGGCAAATGACACCAAGGGTGATGTTCGCAATAAGACTGAAGGCGCGAGGGATCGCGCTATAGTTAAATTAGGATTGAGGAGGGTAGCTAACAATAAAGCCGCACTAGTAGATAACCCTTGCTACAGCCAACTAATGATGTTGAGAGATCAAGGGGTAACTCTTAGTCCAGATGTGGAAGCTGCCTTAACGGAGATTACTGAGGAGCATGATAAGTTCAGAGCTATCGAAGAACAGAAGACTACGTTTTGGTACAGGCACAGTGAGCATAAGTGGTACAGCCGAACCAACTGTACTTCATATGGCGTGTACGTCGATGATGTCATACAGGAGTTTGCCACTGAGTGTGTACCCCAAGACGTGAAGAATAAGATAGACGTGTTGGCGATACTGCAAGGTGGAGACTATCAGCCGTCTATTGGGTACAAAGACCCAAGCAACAGGGTATTCTATGTCGCTGACTGAGGAACTCGAAGCCCACGTACTCTATCGCGTTTCACTACGCGGTGATACTGGGCAATACGAGGTGATAACTTTAGGTACGTTTGGAATTGACGACTCCCTACAGGGTGTGTATGATCTGGAAGACTTACCGCAGGGCGTGCAAGAAAAGCTAGCTGTACTGCGGGTATACAACGGCACCACCCTAGATGGGTTTGGTAGGCGTATCGACGACAATATATTTTGGATATATAAATAGGAGAATAGTATGAGTGCATTAGATGGTTTTATCCTCGCGTTGATTCTGTTTTTTATAACCTTCTTAGTGGTACACGCAGTGATGTATAAGATGGAAGAGACACGCGCATGGAATCGTAGGCGTATACTGCAACGGAGGGCTAAGCGTGAAGATAAAGGTACATAAAGTGTTGGAGTCTGCGATAGAGGCAGGCATACACTTCGGGTACATGAGGGCGCATAAACATACGGACACCCCCAACCGTGCGCAGTTAGAGGGGGAGATAGAGCGTGAGATTTGGAACGCTATTTATGAAGTATTTATATTTGAGGACGAGATAGATGAATAAGCAAGAAATTAAAGATAAGATCGAAGACGCGCACGCTACTGCTGATAGACTACTGACGCAGGCTGAGCTTAGTTCTAAATGGAGTAGCGTGAAGTATTACATGGGCGAATCTGTTGGTGTAGTAACACGTTGGCACGCGTTGGCTGTAGTGGTTGTGTTGTTGTTAGCATTCTGGTCGCCCTTCTCAAGTGCCGCCTGTAGCTATAAGACTGACTCGTACGGCAACACCCGATACAACTGCGCAGGAACTAACGGCACTATGACTACGGACTCATGGGGTACTACACGTGACAGCCGTACGGGTACAACGTACAAGACTGACGCATGGGGCACTACACGTGGCTCTGATGGTACGAGTTGGAAGACTGACTCATGGGGTACTACACGTTTCAACGATGGTACTACATCTAAAACTGACGCATGGGGCAACACACGATACAGCGATGGTACTGTGTGTAAGGCTGACGCATGGGGAACAACGAGGTGTAACTAGTGAGAGGACGTACGCATGGTGGGAAGGGTAGCAATGCCCGACCCACCGACACTGAGAAATTCAACGACAACTTCGACCGTATCTTCGGTAAGAAGTCGGTCACTGGTATCAAAGAGGACGGCAAGCATGGCGATGACACCGGAAGCAAAAGTAAAAAAGAAAGTGGTGGAGCAACTAAAAGCTCTTAACGCATACTACTTTTTCCCCGCCACTGGTGGGTATGGTAAGTCTGGAGTACCTGACGTGGTTGGGTGCTATGACGGTAACTTCTTTGGTATCGAATGTAAGGCGGGTAAGAATACACCAACAGCTTTACAGGAGATGAATCTCAAAGAGATAGCAAACAGTGGTGGTATATCTCTGGTAATCAATGAGAAGAATGTGGAGTACGTAGCACAGATTCTCACTGGTACATATATAGACCCCGACCAAATGGAAATGTTCTGATGGGGTTCCTAATACCATCAAAGCCTGTAATGGAAGTGGAGCTTGAACCTATCGAGGTTACTATCCGCAGGGAACAAGCTCGGCTACAAGACATCGAGTTCGACACCGATGAAAAACCAAACACCTACATGCTTGACTACATGCGATCTGAACGCGCACGTGGTATCACGCAGTGGGTAACAAACTTATAGAGGAATAGATATGGGTATAAACGACACTACCCCCGAACAGTGGGACGCGTTACGTAAGAAGCACGGTTCAGAATTATTGGACAAGTATGAGAAGTACCTAGAAGAGCGCACGATAGATGAAGAGAATCTAGCCAATCTGCTTCAGTACCAGTGCATGGTAGAGAATCCTCCGCACTACAACGCCGGAGGTATTGAGTGTATAGAAGCTATCAAAGCATCTATGTCTACCGAATCATACACGGGCTACCTGAAGGGTAACGTACAGAAATACGTTTGGAGGTATGAAGATAAGAATGGGGTGGAGGATCTGCGTAAAGCGCAGTGGTACCTGAACAAGCTTATTGCTGAGGTAGAGTGGGAGGAGTAATGGACTTAATTACGTTGGACTTCGAGACGTACTATGACAAAGACTTCTCGCTACGTAAGATAACTCTTGAGAACTACATCCGCGACCCTCGCTTTGAGATAGTGGGTGTAGGTATCAAGGTAAACAATGGGGATACAGAGTGGGCATCGGGTACACACGAGGAGTTACATGATTACTTACATACTTTCGATTGGAAGAACAGCATGGTACTGGCTCACAATACTATGTTTGACGGTGCTATACTCAGTTGGCTTTTCAATATCCGTCCTCGTATCTGGGCTGATAGTCTGTGCATCGCTCGTGCTTTACACGGTGTTGAAGTGGGTGGCAGTCTTGCGGTGTTGGCTGAACGATACGGTATCGGCAAGAAAGGAACTGAAGTCCTCGACGCAATGGGACTTAGAAGATTAGACTTCTCTGACGAACAGTTAGACAGCTACGGCGATTACTGCATCAACGATGTGGAACTAACATATATG